TCAATACGTCAGCGCGAGACCCTGCAAGCTGACCTGTAACACCTACAGATTTCACTGAGGGTGCGTGAGACGCTGCGGCTGGCCCAACATCAAAGCTAATCTTTGAATTTCGCTGGTCACCGCGAGGCATCAAGTGTTGTAGTACCTCCATCTCGTTGATGAGGCGCAGCGTAAAGGTCGTAAAGTCATCTGAACGTGTCTTGGATGCTGATACGACCAAGATGTTAAGCTGTGGGTTCATGTATAGCAGCCAGACTACATATGCCGATGTAATCCACGATTTACCTACACCACGGAAAGCCTGCACGATAATACGTCTGTCGCCGTTCTGGATGTGCTTGGCTATATCGTATTGAACTGGGGTAGGGTCGGGGAGGTTTAGGTGCTTCCAACAGACAAACAAGAACTTGCGGAAGTCGCTTAGAGGGTCTTGATCTGTTGGTATTCCTAGAGAGGTTGTCTCTTTAAACATATAGTCTCCTGAGAGGGCCACAGAGAGGCGGTAGGGGCGCTAGGCACCCTACACACCCTGAACGATCAGTGACGCATTTCTGAGGCGTCTGTGTCGTCGTCTGCGAAGTTTGGAAGGGTCTTTACGAGGTCTCCGAGCATGGAGTTCTCTGCAGGTAATCCTTCGATGTGATTGTCCTTTAGAAACTGTCTGGCGACATTAAGGTCTGCCGACTTAGCTTCAGGGTCTTGAACCCGAAGTAGGAGGTTTTCTGCGAGTGCTTTATGCAGAAGCTCCATCATTTCTTTTTCGGTCATTTGGATACCCCTTTAAACTTCTCGAATGTCCGCATTCCACCAAGGCCGAGTAGGGCGAGTACAAGCGTCATTAGCTGGTCGCTCTCTAGGTCTGGAAGCTCTGCGGGTAACTTGAGGTATGCATTGATTAGGCCAGCAAATGGTAAGACGAGGTACTGATAGGCAAGCCCAAGGGCAGCGACCCAGCCGATAGCTGGACGCCAGCCAGCAACGAACACCGAGCGATGCTTGGCACCTTCGATATTCGCTACTGCTTGCAAGATGTGAGGCTGCTGCATCAAAGTTTGTAGCTTTAACTTAGCGGCCTCACGCTCTTCATCAGATGTAAAAAGTTCGTCTAAACCAGTCGCTAGTCCCTCGACGATACCGCCGATTGGGTCTAGTTTCATTTGGTTTCTCCTAACGCGATAGAGCCATCTGTTCGACGGCCTTGCGTATGTGTTGGATGTTTTCGTCAATACGTCCCATCGAGACGGCTTGGTCTTGGACCATTTCCTCAACTTTAACCATTCGAGACGTAAATGAGATGAGGTCTTGAGTATTACGTTGGATGTCAGCTTGCATAGTACTGACCGTCCAAACTATCGCTGCCGCTTGAGTCCCGAGACCTAACAGCAGGGTTGCAGGCACACTTTTAGAGACGTGCCAAGCGTCTTGGTTAGCCATAATGTTTATCCTTCTAAGGCTGTGAGACGTGTTTCCATTGACTCAATCTTTGCGAGTGCTTCTTGCAAAGCAGCGGTTAGCAGAGGTACAAGTTTGCTTTGGTCAATGCCCTGATAGTCAGGTACACTGCGAGTACCCATTTCGGCTTCTGTTGTTACGTTACCCTCATCGTCTAGGACCGCTGGAGTAACTTCATACTCCTCGTCCTTCATTGCGTCTTGAGTACCTGTGACAGCCTCTGGAACTACAGCCTGTGCTTCGTGTGCAAGGAAGCCATCAACACGAGTGCCATCAGATAGCCACTCAAAGTTTACTGGGTTCAGTTCTTGGACACGAGCAGAGGCACCTGCCATTGGCTGTGCGTCAGTCTTTAGGCGGTAGTCAGAAGATGTGTTGTAGGCAGTTGCGGAGCCGTTTGTTTTAATATGCCCAACTAATCCGTTACCGTTGATAAATTGGGCGTGGTATTTATCTCCTGTGCTTGTTGTAGAGTTATACCAAATGCTCTGACTATTGTCTAAATAGAACTGCGCCCCTATTCCTGAGCCGTTTCCTTGCTGATTGCCGAAACGAAACGTCCCTTGATTACTGGCAGGAGAAAGTTGAAAACTACCGCTGGCATCAATCCGCATGGACTCTGAGAAAGTGATTGCAGAATCTGCGGCTCCAGTTGCAGCGGTTTCAAAGACATAGGCACCATTGGCTTGATACATTCTGGATGAAAAGTCAGACCTAATACGTTTGTAAGCGCCATCATAATAGAAGTTAGAACCAATCTGTGCGCTTCCCGCTGTAGAAACTACAACTGCGTTGGTGCCAACTTGCAGAACGCCATTGAAAACCGAGTTCCAAGACTCTGGAGTCGTGCCAATCCCAACATTACCGCTGCTGGTCAATCCATTAGAAAAGTCAGGCTTACCTGTGCCAGCTTCATCTGTGATTGCGTCTACACTAATCTTACTCATGTTGTAGGCTCCTGTGGCCAAACAATAATTCTTGGGTAGTCTGGCTGTGATGGAACATCCCGTAGGGCTTGACGGTACGTTGCCCATACCGCCTTATCTACAGGTGCATCTGCGTGTTGTGTCCAATCACAGTCAGCAAGGAGGCTGTCCCTTTTATTACGAGGTGATATGGGGAAGGATAGTCTTTTAGCACTCATGTCATTAACTCCATTGCAACAAGGCACCATTAACACTTGTTAGTGCTGCGCCTGCGAAAGTGATTTTGTACTTCATATCGGTGCCTGATGGTTGACCAGAGATGTCTATACTAGAGTCCTCATAATAGTTCGTCCCATCAGCTAATGTTTCGACGAGGACTAGGTTTGCTGTGGTCCAAGTAGTCCCTCCGTCACGGCTAACATACCCGATTAAATCCGTATTGATTGTCAGACTACCCACCGACTGAACCCCTAGTCGAGCCGTCGATGGTGCGGTGGCTGTTGAGAAGGCCACGGACTCTAGGTTCTGGGGGAGTGAGGCTGCTAGGCGTGATACGCCCAACGTACCGACAATAGCTTGGAGACCGCCCGCACCCAGTTGGGTAACAGTCCACTTCCAGTACCTATAAGTTCTGGAGGAAATGGGGAACTGCTGCTCTTGAGGAGACCAAAATGCGGCAGTCTTTCCAGATTTGGAGTCTATTGTGACCCATGTGGAGCCGTCATTAGACCCATAAAAAGTCCAAGCCTTCCAATAGTAGTTATAAGAAGTCAACCTACATGCAATAGTGTACTCTTCAGTAGTTACTGAAGTACCCATATCCACTTGGACACTCCACGGAAGAGTGGAAGTGCCGCCCGCATATGAGCCGTTACTACCATCAAAAGCCTGCCATGCGTCTGTGCCAGCACTTGCTGATGCAACGAGGGGGGCTGGTGCGGTAAGACTTGTCATGTTACTTGGCGAGTTAGCCGCTGCACGGGTGGTAATACTTCCATATGCGAAGTCTAAGTCACCATTAGGTGCTACATCTGTAGATGTCTTAAAGGCATCAACAATACCATCTACCATATTCAATCGTTTTGATTGGGTTTCAGAGGCGTACAGGAACAGGATGGCTACATCCTTACTGCTGTTCGGTACGCCTGTTAGAGCAGAGCCATCAAGGGCTGGTAAGGCACCAGTTAAGTTGGCAGAAGTCAAGGATGTAAGGCCAGACCCTACACCAGTAGACGTAAGCAACTCACCAGCTGCATCAGGTAAAGTAAGGGTTCGGTTTGTATTGCTGTTAGGTGAGGCTAGGGTAAACGTACCTGTGCCACCACCATCAGGTGATAATGCTATCTTGCTCATGTTGTAGGCTCCTGTGGCCAAGTAATGTCGTTAGGGAAGCCTGCTTGAGAAGGGATGTCCCGTAGTGCTGCACGGTATGTTGTCATTCCTGCTGACATAACGATGTCACTACCAGCAGCCCAATCGGTTGCTGAGAGTAAGCTGTTACGTTCTGAACGTGCGTTACTAGATAACTCCGAAGTGGGCCTAGGTGTGACGGGCAAGTCTTCGTTGATTACATCCCAGACTTGTGTCTCTTGGTTGAATACTTGTCTGCTCATATTAAGAACTCCACGATATGTTTGCCGAACCGCTGTTGAAGGTCTGACTGGCAATTCTCTCCACCTTTAGCCGTAGCTGCGTAAGTTCTGCGCCTAGATCGACCACACCGCCACCAAAAACCCCTAAACGCCAAGTTGCGGTTGAGGCGTGTATTGCTTGGGCGCTGACTTCTACAATCCAAATGTTACCAGAACTGTTACGGCGGGTTAGTGTTATTACCCCAGAAGTCGGTTGGTTCTCGCCCCGCACAATAATGCCTTCGGTAAAAGTGTTTATGGAACTAGCAGCAGAGCCAGATAGCGTCTGTGAATTTATGGTGTAACCAGTGTCGCTAATCCCCGACGCTGTTCCTAGCTGAACATAAGTTCCATACCCACCAGTCACGCCGACTCCATCGAATAGGACTTTAACCACTTTGACACCCGTCGGAATACCAGTAAAGTCAAACGCTGTGCCTGATGTAGTGGCAACGGCGGTTGCGTAAGTCGGGCCACTTTCAATGCCAGTTAAAGCAGCACCAGAAATGGCTGGTAAAGCACCCGTCAAATTGGCAGCGGTCAAACTACTCGCAGGCTTCAAGACACCAGTAAGTGCTGCACCATCAAGTGCTGGTAGAGTACCCGTCAAGTCAGCTGCTGCAATACCACCTGTACTTGATATACCTGTTGTACCGTTTAACGTAATGCTCATACTACTACCCACCTTCCGCCAGTATCTACCGTAACGGTAGCACCTGCGTTAATTGTAATTGGACCTGCCGTCATTGCATTCGTAGTTGCAGTAACAGTATAGCTCGTTGTGACTGTTTGACTGTTCTCATAAAAGATTGAATCACTGCCACCACCAGTTGCTCCACCTCCGATGGACCCCCAAGCTGAACCATCATATCCTTCAAACGAAGTATCAGTAGAGTTAAACCGAAGATAACCAGCTGCTGGTGTGCCATCTCGTTGTGCTGTAGTACCCGTTGGAACTTCAGCTGAACCTGTAGTGGAGGATGCTTGAACTGATGTTGAGGCAAGCACACCCTGCGCCGCAGTCGCATAGTCAGTTGAGGGTGTTATTGCAGCAGTGCCGAGGCCGAGGTTTGTCCGAGACGCAGCCGCATCTGCAACGTCAGACAAGTTGTTAGCACTTAACATAGCACCTGACAAAGAAGCATAAGCTGCAACCCATTGGCTACCCTCATACACCTTCATAACGTCGTTGGTTGTATCAAAGTACAAAGCACCAGATACAAGAGCATCGCCGTCATTGTCTACTGTTGGGTCTGAAGCCTTCTGTCCGAGGTAACGATCATCAAAGGAATCCAGAGCAGCCAGAGCCGCATCCTTGGACGCCTGTGCTGATGAGGCACTTGAGGCTGCATTGCTTGCTGATGTTGATGCCTCGCCAGCTTTAGTTGTCGAGATGCCAGCCTGAGTAGTGGCTGTACCTGCTTGTGTAGTAGCTGTAGAAGCAGAAGCAGCAGCTTCCCCAGCTTTTGTGGTAGAGATACCAGCCTGTGTTGTAGCTGTAGAAGCAGACCCAGATGCGCTAGACGCAGACGCTGCTGCTTCACCAGCTTTAGTTGTAGAGATACCAGCTTGTGTTGTAGCTATACCAGCTTTGGTTGTTGAGATACCTGCTTGAGTAGAAGCTGTAGATGCTGACGCAGACGCTTCACTGGCTTTAGTTGTTGCTGTGGCAGCATTTGTATCAGCCAACAGGACTTCAGCCATATTAGTTGCAACATTATTTACATTGGCAATACCTGCAGCAACCGTATTGATAGCTACATCACTTGCCGCCGCTGTATTAATATTAGTGATATTGTTATTCAGCGTTGTAATAGCGTTATCTGCGCGGTCACGGCTCTCTTCTGCGAGTAACCTGTTCTGCCTGTGGGCGAGGTCGAGGTCAGCTTCAAAGAGCGTAGAGCCATCTGTGAAATCCACTAAAGCAGCTACGGGTGTCTGTCGTACTAGCTTCACTTCTGCAGCCGAGGCGGGTGCTGTATTAAATTGGATGGTGGTGTCGTTGATAAACGTAAAGGCTGCTGCGGTTCCACCGACCGTGGCACTTACATGGGTTCGATCAATATAATCGAACGTGATGATATACTGCGAGGTCGAGCCGTCACCAGTATAGGTCACAATGGATACTGCCATTGAGTGATACTCCTAGATATAGGGGGTAATT